GAGCCCCGCACGTTTACCTCCGTACGAGTTTTTATAGCCCGTCGCTCCCCCTCCGCACGTTGCTGTACGCGCGCTCGGCGGATCGACGACCGTGCAAGCCTGCTTACAAAAGCAGTAGCGGCGCGGCGGCGGCCAAGCCTTCCGCGCCGGCGGCACCGATGATGTCAGCCGCATAGCCCTCTGCCATCTCCTCCGCGGCGGCTGCGCCGCCACGCAGCGCGCCACCGAGCCTTCCCATCAAGGACTGCCCAGCGCCACGCACTGCTGCAGCGGCCTTGGGCGCGACCGTAGCGGCCGCCCCGCCCTCGATGATGTGCACCAGGTCGTTGGCCGCGTTCTCCGCCTTGTCGCGCGTGTGGTTGATCACAGCCGCGGTCGCGGTCGGGATGTTCGACATGCTCTGGCCGGGCACCGAAGTGAGCGGCCAACGCGTGTAGTACGACGCCCGGATGGTCACCGAGTAGTCCTGAACGTCCGCGACCGGGTCGAAGATGAACGCGACCACTGACATGGCCCGAGTCTGCGGCGTGTCGCAGGCGCTGGCCCCGAGCACGTAGCTGAAGAACTCGTTCGTCGTCAGAGACCCGTGGTGTGCCGTGAACGTGGTGTACGCCACGTTGTCGACGGGGTAGCCAATCAGCTGCTTCGGGTGCATGAGATCGTCGCCGTTCACGCGCCTGCGGTACGGCGACGCTTTGATCCCGTTGATGATGCCCAGGTAGTCGTCAGCCGGCGAGCAGGAACGCGGCGGCAAACGCTGCGACGAATTGATGTACGTCACGCGCCCACCACGCTTCAGAGCGTTGGTGCAGTTGACGACACTCACGCCGAACTTCATCGCGCGAGAGGCCGAAGCCCCACCAGCAGTGTCCGCAGCGGCGAGCGTGGGGATGGTGAGCACGGTGGCGTCGCCGACCAGCGCCCCAGCCGGTGTCACCTGAAAGTACGCCCCAACAGTGCCGGAATTGCCGGTGTTCGTCACGATCAGCACCGTCGAGTTCGTCGTGCCGACCTGGAAGTCCGAGGACACCAAACCCGTATGCGGCAACGCCTTGCCGTCGGAGGTGACGGAAGGCATAGGTTGCGGGTGCATCGGGTCCAGATAGTTCGGGACCATCGCGGGCTGCATAGGCTTGGCCTTGCTCGCGAGTTCGCGACGCGCTTCCGCCCACGGGCCGCGTGCGGTAGTTGCACGCTTAGGTGGCGCCGCGGGTGCCCCAGATTGGTTGCGCGTGTTCTGCGCCGCGAACGTGGCACGCAAGGCCGGCTTGCGCGCCTCTGGCGCCTTCGCGACTTGGGATGCCTGCTTCTGCGTGAGAGGCATGCTTGCACAATCGCTGAAACCCAAATGCGGTACTGCAAATGGGAGAACAGACGAGTCCGAGTGGGTGGACACAGTTCACCTTGAGCGAATGCCCACTCGTTTGTATGATTTTAACTTATAATAACCACCAGCATCGTCGCCTGGCTAGCCAGGCGCAGACGAGCGACGCCGGATCGCTATTAAAGCGTATTTAGCGGGGGGGCCGTCCCCCAAAACTGCAGAATAGCGCCCCGTAATTGCGCTCGATGTGCCATCTGTGCGTGTGCCAAGACCGCTATAGCTATAGGTCTATTAACCACCCGGCCGTGCGAGCCGAACGGAACATCCACGGACCAAACACCCACATGCACGCAAGTAAGGCTTGCCTTGCGCTCGCAGGCTGGCCCGCTTCGGGACCCTCACACACGCAAACTACCGCTTTACTCTGTCGCTCCCACAACAGAAACCGCTGCAGACGGGTAGCAGTAGCGCCCTCACCGTTGTCGCCTCCCGACGACCCCAGGCTGTTCACCGGACTAGCCCCGGCTACTCAGGCATAAGGGTGGAATTAGGGACAGTCCCGGCCAAGGAAAGTTGGATTTATGCTCAGTTCGTTGAAACTTTCCCCGCGTCCCCTACCAGGCGCATGGATAATTGCCTCCTGGACCAACTCATCGTGCACCGGCAGCACTCCGTCGTCGACAGGTGGCCCGCCCAAACCACCTGACTAGTGCACGACCCTGCGCCCCTGTGTCGCAGATCGCAGGTAATTTACACCCGAAGGTGGGACGTAGGTGCTAAATACGCTTATTAAAACCCGGCTAAGGCCGGGGTGAAACGTTTGCGCTGCTAAGCCCGCCGCCAAGCGGCAGGCACGGAGGTGGCCAAATCGGCACCGTGCACGCGCATGGAGCCGATGTGACACATGTCCGCCCATTCCCTGTCCGTGAAATCGCCGGCGCTGACACGCAGCAGCCGCTTCCACAAGGACGGGTCTCCGCACTCAAACCCAGGCATGGGCACGGCTCGAGCTATCACCATGTCCGGATCAGGTAGATATCCGGTGGTGGCGAGCACGTACTCACGCACTGTCTCTGCGCTGACGTCGACGCCCCCGGCGTTGTCGTCGTACATCGCCTGCATGAAAGCGTGCATAGGCTCAACGCGCTTGAAGCCTTCGGCGAGCGAGGCGGCGAAGATGCGAATGCACGTCTTCAACTCCTGAGGCGTGACGTTGGTGCTGGACCACGACTTCGTGTTGAGGAAACGCTTGGTCTCCGGAGTCATGACCATCATACCACCGTCGTACATGACCTCGCTGTCACAGAGCAAAACCTCGTAACCAACGAAGCGCAGATAGGTGTCGCCTTTCAAAGGCTTCCACACGAGCTTGGCCTTCCAGCCCCAGCGAGTGAAGAAGGCGGCGACGGGACATGGAGCGTCGCCGTCAGCCCAAATCTTCTCCTCGAAGCGCCCGGCGGTGTCGTCGCCTTCGAACGCGAAATAAGCCAAGTACTTCCGTCTCCCCTCCTTGCCCTTGACTAGCACCGTCTCGTGGCATCTCGGGGAGACGTAGAACATGCGGGAACCCTTGAACTTAATCAAGGTGTCGAGCGCATCACTCACGTACTCGGGGTCGACCAAGTACGAGAACCACGCGATGAGGTTCTGGAAAAAGTTCCCAGAACTAGTGACCCGATCGCCACTCTCCCTCATGGTCTGGCGTAGTTTGATGCGCACGGTCTTCTTCTCGCCCGTGCTGTCCTTGTAGGACATTCGCCAGGTGGCGCACTTGTCACGATCGTCGACAACGCGGTCAAAGAGCAGTTCCCCGCTCTCCTCGACGCCGATCAACCTTGCGATGTGCCTGAAAATTTCTTGCTCGATCTGTTTGAGAGGCTCCGAAATGCCAAACTCAAAAGCCGTCAAGTCATTCTCGACAAACCGCGCCCCCTGTCGCATGCTCGACATGTTCTTGACAATGCCCTCGATAGCCTCCGACTTAGCCCTGCCCTTTATAGAGCAACCGCGGAAGACGTCAAAGAGAATCTTCTCGAACACGTAAGCAACCTTCGCCAAGGCCCACAACCTCACCTCACCATGGTTGGCTATAGGCCTGGGCTTGTCCTTCCCAGTGACCTCGCTCTTGACAAACGCCTTGATAACAGTGTCGTACCCGACCCCTTCACTGCTCAATGCGGCGTTCATCGCCTCATACTCGGCCTTCATCTGGGCTTCGTGCGTCAGCTTCTTGGGTAGAGCTGACCGGCGCACGGTCTCGAATTCGCGCAATGCGATCTGAGTGTTCTTGGCTGTGAACACCTTCTCCTTCAGACCCTCAACAAGAGCGTCCCTCGTCCTCGCCTCGGACACGTACGGGTTGTGAATCCCGATCCCGATGTTGCGGAGGTCGTGGGCCTGCTGTAGGTTCTGCGGATTGTTCGAGTGCAAATAGTTGGCAGCCTCAGTGAGCTGCGGGAACCTGGCCACTGCCGTTCTCGCGCCTGATGCGGCTCCGCCCTCCAATCCCGGCGGTTCTGCCAACTCTGGGCGGTCACCCACCGCAGCTGTCGTTGTGCTGTGCAACACCCCGCCTTCCACGTAGGCGCGTTGTTGCTCCTCGACAGTTGTAGCAGCATTGGCCTCAGCTAAAGCCTCGGCCGCGGTTGGTTCAGCCGGACGAACATCTGCCCGGGCTTCACCAGGGAACAAGAACTCTGCCCCGTCCTCGCCCCCACCAGGCGGCTCAGCACCTTCATGGCCGCCATCGCCTCTGGCGTTGCGCCCACCGTTGCGAGCAACGCGGACGCCCCCGCGCAAACCTTGGTCGCCGTCGTCTTCGTCGTCGGTGCCGATGTAGAACCGCTGTGTGGTTCTCGGGAAATCGGACGGCTGATCCCACGCCTGCCAAGCAGTCGGAGACCTGCACACACCGCAGAAGGACGGCAATGCTCTCGCGGCGAGGAGCCGAAAGAAGCCGTAGCCAGTGAAGACGAGCTCGTCGACTACCGCAGCGTGCCCAACAGTTAGGTACGCGCGGCGCCGAAAGCCATCCCTGGCCGCACACTCAAGGTTTGTAAGTTGGAGGTCTGCGCACGACGGCTTGATGCCCCAGGCCAGACTCGCCTGGTGCTTCTGCGCGAAACTGGTCGCGTCAGCAATCAGCGTCGTGGGGAGACACACACGTGCGTCCACTTCGTTCGGCCACTTGAAGATGGTGTTGTTGCACCTCTTACACGTGCGGCTGATCGTCATGTGACGGTACATGTGGTCCTCAGCGCTACGTGGATAGCGCAAGAACTCCAACTCAGCACGATGACAAACGCTGCAAACCTCTGGAAACTGATTCCCGAAGCGAGCGCTCGCCAACAT